GGTACTGACGCATGGGCCAGGACACTTCCCACATTCCAGCCTTTGCCTTGGTGGCCGTTCTCATTAGATTTTTTAGGTTGGTTTCTGCCTGCTCGACCTTCTCTTCGAGGCGCTTGATCTCGGCCTTGGCCACCACGATCTCATCCACGAGTAGCTCGGCCGCATGGCCCAGGTCTACCTCGGCCTCCTCGGCCTGGCCCCAGGTGCGGTCGGCATCCTTCGAGCTCACAGGTGGGTAGTAGTCAATGCTGCCATCCACCAGCCACTGGTCCACCCGGCGCTGGAAGTCGATCACGGCCTTGGCAATCTCCTGGCAGGTCTGGCTGTGCCGCTTGAACAGGTACACCCGCAGGCGGCTGCCCTTGAACAGAGTACAGACCGCACCCCACTCGGCACCGATAATGTCCATCTGTGCCTGTAGCTGGATGGGGCCCTGGTAGAGCGGTGGGCTATCGGCCGGCTCGATGGCCGTGCTCTTGGCCTCCATCACGCCAACCCCATTGAGAGCTATCTCATCCCCGTCCATAACGTAGATGCCAGCGTCTGGATTGTGCTTCACCAGCAGGCCGTTGCCGTCTGCGGTGCCGTCCAGGCTGCAGGCCAGCTTGAGCATGGGGTGGAATCTGGGCTCAGTGTGGTCGAGGTCCAGGTTGGTTAGCCCCAAGCGCAGGCAGGCCTGCTCTAGGATCGTGGTCTCAAGCAGATTGCCCCACTCTGCCGGCTCGGGGTCTGAGAGACCTGGCCGCTCATGCCCACGGTGGGCCTCTATGCAGCCTGTGAGGGCATCGTTGGGGCTGGCCCAGGGTGACATACCCATGATCGCTGGCAAAAGGCTTGCCGAGGCCATGGTGTCGGGGGTGACTTTACCTACCATTTTGCTTCTCCTTTATCAAAACGTATTGACCAAATTTTTTACCGTTGTGGGTGACCATCTCGGTCACGATAATGTGACCACATGACCTTAATTCCTCAATCCTGGCCGCCAACCGCAGGCAACCATGATCTTTGAGGGCCTCGAGTGGGGTGATTGGCCCACGTCTCAGGGCCTCTAGGATATCTGCGCACTGGCTCATGGGGTGACCTCCTAGTACGAGGCCATGGTGAGCACCACAAAAATCATGGCAATGAGGGCCGTGAAGATCAGGCTCTCGACTGCGATGCGCAGCTTGCTGGGTTTGGCGAACAGCCGGCGGCGGCGGTCTACTACGATGCGGTAATCGTCCATCTCTTCTCTCCTTATGCGGCAGCAGCCAGCAGGCGGGAAACCTGAGCCGAATGCCATTGGGTTGAGCCGGTCGCTGTCTTGATGCCCCGCTCGGTCAGACCGGCTGCAATCTGGCGGGTGGTTGTCATGCCCATGGCCTTGAGGTCACGGACGATGATGAGGGCCTGTGGGTCAACCTTGGAGGCTGCTGCAAGCTGCTTGGCACGGGCCAGGCCGCCTGCTTTGGGGTTGGGGCAGCCAAGCTTTTCACCTCGGGCTTTCTTAGCAGCCAGAGCCTCCTTGGTGCGCTTGCGGATGATGCGGCGCTCGAGCTCTGCGATGCTGGCCATCATGGTCAGAATGAAGCGGCCAGTCGGGTCAGCAGGATTGATCTCGGGCAGGTCCACAAAACGGACCACGATGCCGCTGTCAACAATCGAGAGGATGAGCTGCACGTCACGGGCCAGGCGGTCCAGCTTGGCCACGATGAGGGTGGCGCCTGTGGCCTTGCACTCTGCGATGGCCTTGGCGAGCTCTGGGCGGTCTTTGTTGCCGCCCGACTCCACCTCGGTGAACGCCTGGTCAGGCTGGCTGCCCAGGAACTGCTGAACGGCTGCCTGCTGGGCCTCGAGGCCAAGGCCAGAGCGGCCCTGCTTGTCGGTGCTAACGCGGTAGTAGGCAATGTGCATTTTTCAATCTCCCTTGAGGGTAGTTGAGGGGGCCGAAGCCCCCGGTGGGTTATGCGTAGGCGGTCCAGTGTGATGCTTCGTAAACCGGGGTGTTTGCTACGATTGCGACGGGTTTCATGCGGTACGCATTGGAAAAGCTGTTGACCTTGAAATAGGGCTCAGACTCCATGTTCCACTTTTGAATCTTCACTCGGAAGGGCTGGCCGATAAAGTGGCCGGCCTGGGGAACTGACTCGCCCTGCTCCCAGCCGGTGCTCTCAGACATTGCGCCAATGGCTCGGACAGTGGCCATTTGGCCAGACACTGCCACCACCTCATAGTAGTCCACGTTCGTCTGATCGTAGCCCCAGGAGCAGCGGAAAATGTCTTTCACCTTAACATCATGGGATGCGCAGGCGGCCTTCTTTTCTGCTGACCGCTTGGCCTTGCGTTCTGCGGCGTCAATCTCGCTGCGCAGAGTCTCTTCGACTGTGGCCATCATGCGCTCAACGGACTTGAAAGAATAGTGCCAAGCTGGTTTGGTCGCCTTGCCACGGAAACAGATGGCAATGTGGCGGTCGTTTGATGTGATGGAGTAAACCTCGAAATTAAACCGCTCATCTTTGGCGAGGAGCTCGTAGCCGGCTGGGATGTGTCTTGCTGTGCTTTTCATTTTTCAATCTCCTTAGTTGGTAGTTGAACGACAGATATCGCCTGCCGTTGGTGAGACATTGAGGCAAGAGATATCGCTTGTCAAGCACCACCTGACAATTCCCCTACTACTTTGCGGGGCTTTAGGTGGTTGCACCTGTGGATAACTTCGGATATCTTCCCGATATCAGAGGAGGAAGTATGCAAACCAAACCAAAGCTGCAACCGTTTCTTGTACGTCTTCACCCGGACACTCGTGCAATGCTGGACCGTGCCACGCTCGAGCAGCGTAAGAGCAGGGCGGCCCTCATTGATGAGGCCATTCGGGTGCTGTTGTCGGATCGGTATGCAGCAGATGTGAGTGAGCGGTTGGATGTTTTACTGGGAGCCAGGCCATGACAGATATCTGTGATCGCCTCGACCCTGCGTCCGTAATGGCGCACCCGTTGATTCTCCAGGAGGCCAAGGAAGCAATCTTGCGCCTGCGGGATGAGAACCAGCGGGTGGTCAGCTGGAACCATATCCTCCAGGGAATGGTTCGAGATGAGGCCATTGCGGAGCGGGTTGATGGGCGGTAGAGCGAGCAGAAACAAGGGCGCTCGAGGCGAAAACGAACTGGCAGCAATGCTGTCGGATGAGCTCGGCTTTGTCGTCAAAAGGAAGCTGGGCCAGGCCAGGGACGGTGGCGACGATATTCAGGTGGATCACTACAGGCTCGAGGTCAAGCGCCGGGAAGCCCTGCGTCTGGACGACTGGTGCCAGCAGATAGAGGCTGCAGCTGGGCCTGGTGAGTGGCCGGTGGTGGTTTACAGGCGCAACGGCCAGCCCTGGCGAGCGGTGGTGCCCATCGAGCTGCTGATTAAAGCCATGAGGGAGAAGTTGTGAGCAACCGAATGAGTGTGAAGGCAGGCCAGGTGGCTGCAATCCTTACTGGCCGGCGCTGGTGTAGTCACTGCCAGGGTCAGCGGGTGACAGAGGGTGGCAAGTGGAAGGTGAGCCCCAACGGATTGAACAGGCGGTGGAAGTGCGCAGCCTGCGTGGAGCGGGCAAAGCAGAGAGCGGCCCAGAAATGAGATATCTATCGGTCTGTTCTGGCATTGAAGCTGCGACAGTTGCATGGCATGACATGGGCTGGCAGCCTGCCGCATTCTCAGAGATCGAGCCTTTCCCGTCTGCGGTGTTGGCTCATCACTATCCAACAGTCCCCAATGTGGGGGACATGACCAAATATAAGGAGTGGGACATTGGTGCAATTGACCTTCTTGTCGGAGGAACACCCTGCCAGTCATTCAGCGTTGCAGGTCTCAGAAAAGGATTGGCAGACCCTCGTGGAAACCTGGCCCTCGTTTATCTCGGAATTGCTGATCTGTTCAAACCCAAGTGGATCGTCTGGGAAAACGTCCCCGGTGTCCTGTCAAGTGGAGGAGGACGGGACTTTGGTTCCTTCCTCGGGGCGTTGGCTCAACTCGGGTATGGGTTCGCCTACAGAGTGTTGGACGCTCAGTGGTTCGGAGTGGCCCAGCGACGCAGACGTGTGTTCGTTGTCGGATACCTTGGAGACTGGAGACCTGCCGCAGCGGTACTTTTTGAGCGCCAAAGCCTGTCAGGGCATCCTAAACCGAGCAGAGAGGCGGGGCAAAAAGTTGCCCCCACAGTTGTACAAGGCCCTCCGTACAGCCGCACAGGCAATGAGCGAGTAGAGTGCGAGGCCATTGTGGCCCAGCCTATCCCTTACGACCTGCACCAGGTCACCGCACCCGTGAACAGGCAGGCAAGGGAACCCGGAGACCCGTGCCATACTCTTGCAAAGCAGAATGCCCATAACGCTGGGATTGTTCAGCCCATTGCCTGGGATGAAGAATTGAATCCTAGTATTGATGTCGCGGGAACAGTTGTTCGCGGTGGTCAGGGTGGTCGGCACGATGGAGTGGCGCAGCCTTTGGCGGTGCGAACTGCGAACACCAGTGCCAATGGGCATGGCATTGCGACCAATGTGGCCCACACGCTTGACAGAGCTCAAGGCCAGGCCGTGGCCCAGCAAATGGCCGTGCGCAGGCTGACCCCAGTCGAATGCGAAAGATTGCAGGGTTTCCCGGATAACTACACAGAAATACCCTGGAGGGGCAGGGCAGAGACTCCAGACGGGCCACGCTACAAGGCGCTGGGTAACTCGATGGCCGTGCCTGTCATGCGTTGGATTGGGCAGAGGATTCAGGGCAGATGAGTGCAGTGCCGGCCAACGTGGTCGATTTCAAGCTGCCCAAGAAGAAGCCCAGGGTCATTGAGAAGGAGGCGCCGCCAGACAAACGGACGGTGGCTGTGCTGCCGATCAGGGCCATCAATGACAAGGCCATAACGGATGCCTGCTTCAGGACGCTGGCCGCCTTGTGCAGCTACTGCAACCGAGCTGGCATCACCTGGGTGAGTCAGAAGCGCCTGGCTGAAGACATGAAGGTGAGCAGGCAGGCCATCACAAAGCAGCTC